GTTGAGGGATTGCAGTGTAAGAGGAAAAGTTATTGAGAGTCCAGACATTGCCACTGATAATATTCCAACTTGATATGGTGGTATTTGTTTTGCTGTTTGCAGAAGCAGCCACTGCATCAAACATTCCATTTGCAATAAGTGAATTGATTTTGGAGGGTTTCAGATAAGTGAAGTTGTTTACGGGTGTAATGGAGATGTTTCCTAGATAAAATCCATTGCCTCCTCCATTATATAATATGTCAAATTTATGCATTCCAGTAGTTGCAATTGTGAAGTTTACAGAGTATTTTTGCCAACCGACTGGTATTTGACCGGTTGTTGATCCGTTTAAGTTCATAATGCGTACGTTATCAAGATTCATGCTTACGTAGTAAGACGTCGTATATACAGTCTTTACGGTTCCATAAAACGAAAGCGTGTATGTTCCTGCAACACCATAAAAATACTGGTAAAGAAAAAACCCGCTATCGCCTACGCATTTAGTGCCAAACGGATACGGAAATGCAATACCGTAACTCAAATCTACATTGTTGAATATACGAAGAGTGGTAATACTCCACCCAGGAACATTCGCATAGTTGGTTCCAGAGTAATAAGCTGAGGTTCCGGATGTGATAGAGGAAGGAATATAATCAAAGTTGCCGTTCACCAACATGTTGTTTGGATCGGTCACTGGGACGTTGAAATAGTTGTTGAACAAGTCTTTGTCTAAAACACTAAGGGTGATTGTGGATGAACTTGTATTGTAAGTAACCTGATCCGTCGGAACAAATGTACAGAATATAGTATAAGTACCTACTGCGTCATATACACTGCTTGATGTAATTATGGGACCCGAACTGTTGGTTTTCTGGAAGATGAATGTTCCAGCAACGACAGGAGAGATTGTGACTCTTGAAATGAAATCGGCAAGTGTATCGTTTAATACAACATTGATCATCTTCGGGAAGACAATTTGTGGATTTGACGCGATGATGGAAAGAGAGGTGTTTGCATACGAGGGTATATAATCGATTGTGTCTGTAGGGGTAAAGACCGAGTACAAAGTGTAATTGCTCGCAGGAAGTGTCGAGTCTGGGTAGATGCGGTTGTTGTACGATGCATCTGTATAGTATGTGAATGTTCCTGAAATGTCGGTGGTCGCCGTAAGTCTCGAACCCAATGGATTTCCATAGTAGGTTTTGGAATTGTCTCCAAACAGATAGAACTTACCGAGATTCAATGGATGAGATTCTATATTAGAACCAATCCTTGTACAAACAAGTCTATAAAACGAGTATGCCTGTGTATTTTCTGGTACATCAACATATTGAATGTTTGGCCAAGTGGGTACTGGCGAGTTGGTTACACTTTTGATCGAATACCATGTAGAACCATCATTGGATCCGAGGACATAATAGTCAAGAGGAAATCTTTGAGATACTCCATTTCTGCCTCGAAGACCATATCTGGTTAACCGTATCGGAGATGGGAGTTTGATCTGAACCCACTCGCCGCTAATCGTTCCTACATTGACAACATTGGTTGTCCAGAAGTATGTTAAACTACCGTTTATGTCGGTCGCTCCAACGTAAATGCCATTGATTGCGTAAGCCAACGAATAGTATTTGGGAGTTGTAGAACTTGGATCCGATGAATGGTAGTATGTTGACGGATCATTCGTAAATAAATGATATATATCGGCACTCGGATTGCTTACAACTCGATTTGAGGACGCAGTGCACTGATAACTCCCTGTAAGGGATCCTGGTTGCGTTGCATTGTACGTGTTTGAATTCATCGTTTCGTTTTGTAATGGCAAAAACTGGTAGTTTGTCGGCGATACAAATGTAATCGGCCTCGCCTCTTTCGTCACTTGGCCGAAAATCACATTGTCAATGGCGGTTATATAGCCAGCAAACGGCGTCCCTCCTTCGAATATTAGTGTGTTTTCACCGCTGACAGTTGTGATGCCACTGTAAATCTGTTTTGACCAACCACCGGTGCGGAAACCAAAATTACTAATATCGCAAATCAGGGTGCTGTTGACAGTAACCTTCAAATTGTTCATCGATGCGTCGTTTAACCCACCGCATACATAGAAGGACAAGAAGTTTGAAGTGCTTGCAGTTGAAGTGAAGGTGTGTGTGATTTTCGCAGTGGATTCGAGTGCGACACACTGATTCCCACTCGGATAGGGTATGGGAATCTTGAGGTCGGTTGAGTAGTTATTGAGAGTCCATGCACTGCCACTCACTGTGGTCCAGTTCGCGATTGCAATGTTCGTTTTGCTATTCGCGGAAGCGACCTGGGTTTCGAACGTGCCATTTGTTATGAGAGAATTGATTTTGGAAAACCGGAGATAAATCGGATTGGTTGCCGCGGGCGTGATGGAGACATTTCCGATGTAAAATGCATCGCCAGCACTATATTGCAGTAGAAGTGAGTGCATACCGGTTGTAGCAACCGTGAATGTTGTAACAACCTGTTGCCACCCTGCATTTAACATACCTGTACCAACATTGGGTCCACTAGTAACAAAGTTTAACAGCAATGTTGTATTTTTATCAATATACACACCTGCAGTTGAATTTGATTGGACAGTTGGAATTGCAACGTATAATTTCAAAGTGTATGTTCCAGCAACACAGTAAAAAAATTGATAAACTGACGTACTCAGTCTCAAACAAACAGTTCCAAACGGGTACGGAAATGCGATTGCACCGCCCAAATCGACGTTATTGTATATTCTTGAAGTCCATGGACCTCCGGAATATCCCGTTGTTCCGTTGCCGGGAACCAAATAATAATTCGAAAAGTACCAACCAGGTACAGTACTACTTGTAGACCCCGATTCGTATATAGCGGAGGTTCCGGTTGTGATGGAGGAGGGAATGTAGTTGAAGTCGCCGTTCACCAAGACATTGTTTGGATCAGTCACTGGGATATTGAAATAGTTGTTGAACACATCTTTGTCAGCAACACTAAGGGTGATTGTCGCATTGGAAGAACTGTAAGCACCGGTGTTTGTCGGAACAAAGCTGCAGTAAACTGTAAAAGCACCCACAGCATCGTAAAGACTACTTGTTGTTAATATAGACCCAGAACTGTTGGTTTTCCGGAAAGTGAAGGTTCCTGAGACTGCAGGAGAGACAGTGGTCAACGACATGAAGTTCGACAGTGAGTCGTTCAACACCACGTTGATAATGTTTGGAAACACGATGTTTGTTGATGTTGCCATTTTATATAGTATAGGATTTCATTATTTTTTTGCGAAAAATACATTTAGTAACAACTGAGCCGAGACGGCAGTTCCTTATACCTAAATCCATTATACGCTTTATTTTGGGTCATTGATTTTGCAAGCGTTTTGTCACTGATTCTCTCAGTTTTGATACAATCATATTTGCACTTATACTCTTTAAGCAACTCGTCATGCTGGTTATATATTCCGACACCATCTTTGTATAACAAAACATCTTTACCATATTTTTCTCTAAATTTGTTTGCAATATTTTCATTACACAAACCGAATAATTTGTAGTAATGCCCTTGACTTATTGTTCCATGTTTGACTGCATTATATAATCCACCAATTGAGTATCCATTCATAGTGGAAGCAGTTTTTCTGTCTAAATACACATTTAGGATTTTCGGTTTGGTCAGCGTTCAATTTTGCGACATACAATATTAGCATGGGTTGGCTCGGAGAATTGTAGGGTCCAAATCGCGTTCCACAAATAGTCATGAAAAAACTTTATTTTCTTGAATCTGAAAATTTATAGTGTACGTCATCGGTTTAAAAATTTACTTTAATAACATTCGGTATAAGTGGTTTGCAAAACAAAATGTTTGTTATACACTTCAAAACATACGACAAATCAAAGTGTTTATCGTTTGGGTTATATCGTATTATTGTTATATTTCTGTCTAACAAGTATTGTTCTCGGGTTTGTTCGTATGTTTCACATCTGTCTTTGTGATCATTTTCGTCGCATTCTATTGCCAAATTGAAGTCTTCAAAAAATAAATCGATATAATATGTCCCAATTTTTTTTTGACGTTTCATTTTTAATGCTTGCGAAAATGAGTTCTCTATAAAACCGATCGTTTGTGTTTCGATTGACATGACCAAGTTCACATGTCCGCAATTTTCATTAATTTTTTTTACATATCTGTTTTTTAAGTTATATGTATTTTGAACCAGTTCGAATGCTTCAGTGGTCAACAAGATTTGTATGATATTGTGACCACCTCTCTGATTTTTTGTTTGTTGTTGTGTTTTTTCAATAAAATGAACCCCCTTTTTCAAATTCTTTTTGATGTATGTGGTTAAGCATACTTTTTGTGTATTAAATTTTTGGACAAGTTCATCCAGATTTTTAGTGAATGGTTCTTCCATTTATTTTATGATGTATCATAAAACAATATGTCAAAGCGTGCAAGCAAAGATCGGAATAACAATCCGTGTAGAAATTGCACCGAAGATGGTAGCAAATTTTGCAAGAACCACCAGTATATGGTCAATTACACACCTGAAATGCTTTGTGCCCTACAGTTATGCAAAGGGTGTAAAAAAATGTATTATTTCGACGGAGACGTAAAACAATGTGTAAAATGCAGTGAAAGAGGCAACGAAACCCGCACAAAGGCAAAGGACGCAGTCGTGTTGTGCAAATCCGATGGATGCAAATACAAACGATCGACTCAAAATATTTACTGTGGTTTACATCAACTCTGTTTATTTGTCGACGAATGTGAAAACGAAGGGGTAAGACCTTGTGCAAAATATCTGAAGGGATGCAGAACCAAACTCGGTACCGATTATGCAAATAAGAGTTGTCAAGAATGTTTGCAAAAAGAACGCGATCGAGACAAGGCAAAACGATCATCCGTGTCTTGCGAAGTTATCGATGGAATGAAGCAATGTTCTGTTTGCTGCAAATCGAAACCATCTGCGGATTACTTGGGTAAAGGGAACGACAGTATTCTAAGGAAGGATCAAAAGGAAACCTCGGTTTCCTTTAAAACGTGCAGCCAATGCCGCGACGAGTTCAAGAGACAAAACGAAAAACGCGACAAAGAACATGTGCGAGAACTGGATCGGATCAATTCGAAGAAACCTGAACGAGTTGCGACAAAACATGCTTGGGAAGAAGCGAATCCTGAAAAGGTTGTATTAAAAACGTTGAACTACCGAGGAAGACAGCACAACGAAAATCAGGAAGAGTATTTGAAGCGAAACGCAGAAACAATGGCGAATTGGCGTGAAAACAATCCCGAAAAAATGAAGGAGATGAATGATGCTCGTTTAAAAAATGTTCAGATAACTTTTAATCACTACAAATATGACTGTACCATAAAGAGACGATTGTTTGAACTTTCATTTGAACAGTTTGATAGCACTGTAAAAGACCCCTGCTACTACTGTGGCATAGTTCAAGACAAAGGATTTAATGGAATTGACAGGATGGACCAAACTCAAGGATATGTGATTGAAAACTGTGTCAGCTGTTGCAAGTTATGTAATTTCATGAAAGGTGCGGTTGATAATATTACATTTTTGCAAAGAGTTGAACATATTCTCAAACATAACAACATGATACCATGTGGAAACTATTATCCATCTGCTTTTCAAAATCACAAGTCATTATCATATTCGGAGTATAAAAGAAACGCAGAAGCGAGAGGGTACTGTTTTGAGATTTCAATTGAAGAGTTTAATGCAATCATTTTGGAGAATTGTTATATTTGTGGGAAAAAGAATCATGAAAATCATACAAATGGAGTCGATCGGTTTGATAACGAGGTAGGATATACAATTGATAATGTAAACGCTTGTTGTGGCGAGTGTAATTTCATGAAAAAAGACACTGAATATGATTTGTTTATGGATCAATTACATAAAATTTACGAGTGCTCTTCCCAAAAAGAAATGACGAAACCACGCGTTACTGTTACCAATATACTTTCACAAAATTTTAACAAAATGACTACTGATGAACTTCATGAATATCAACATGAGCAGATGCAACTGAAACGAAAGGCCATGCGTGAAAAGTACACAGACCAAGAATTCTTGAAAAAACATGCAAAAGAAGTCGTTGAGAATCGTCGAAACATTTGATAAAAATTGGTTTTTTTTATATCAAATTAATTAATTAATTAAAAAAATTGTGCAATGAATTTAAGCTCTTGTACCGGTTTCTAACAAATAAGCATTTCCTCTTATTTAAACCTTGTGCTTTTTGAATGGGCACAACACCCTCTCGAGTGGGGATAGACTATATCTTATGCGATCATCGAAAATGATTAGTTTTCTCACGCCCATCAGCATTTAGTCGTTGAACCGCCTTCATATCCTTATCATGTCGGACTTAGAAGACTGGCTGCGGATTGCCCTATAATATAAAACTTTTTACTGTACCTTATGTTGTTATCATAAGCCACTGCATAATTTCTTACACAGTTTAGTATTTTATACCTTGAGGGGTTTCCCGCAATTTGGAGATGTTGCCTTGTTTTACCAAGACTTGCATATCTTTTGGATATACATTCATTCTCATTATTTTAAGTTTATTGCAGTCAACTTAAAAATTTAAGAATACGCTACGCCGCACATGCCGGCCATCACTCTCAACACATTGTAAGAGTAGGCATAGACACGAACCTTGGCGGTGGAAGTTCCGGAAACAGTTCCAGAGGACAGCACCAACTGGAGAGTGGCGTTATCGATTCTGGAGAAGTTGCAGGAACCGGATGGCTGATGTTCCTCAGGCCTGAGTGCGAAGGAATAAACGTTGATGCCGGTGTCGGGAGCACGGGTGTGGTGCTGGAAGGGCTGAACAACGTCGAAGTAGGATCCCTCTCTCTCGGAGATGCGGTCCTGGCCGTTGAGCTGCAACTTGGCAGTGACGACGGGGTTCTCGCCCCAGCAGTGGAGGTTGAGGGCAGTCTCGGCCAAGACGAAGGTGCCGGCATCGGACAACATGGAGCCGGTGGGGGCAGCACCGTCGCCGTTGAAGACACCAGACGCGTGCCAGTCCTGGGTGGTGGTGGCGTTGGTTCCAGAGACGAGGCCATCGAGGGCACCGGGCATCTGGAAGACACCTCCGGAAATGAAGGCGTTGGCACCAGAGGTCTCAGCGGGGCCGCCGAAGACGTGGATCGAAGGGGGGAGAGCATCAATGGCATCGGTGTAGTTGAAGGGCTGGGCACCGAGGACCTTGAAGAGGGTACTGTTGCCCTCGAGGGAGGCACAGTAGTCGACGTTGGCATCGGGCTGGACAACCCAGATGAGCTCCTTGCAAGGGTGGTTGAAGTTGATCTTGATCTTGTTTGAGGAAGATCCGACCGACTCGTCACCAGTGTACTGGAGCTGCTCAATGAGGTACTCATGGGGGTTCTGGGCCATCTTTCTTCGCTCGTCAGTATCCAAGAAGATGAAATCAACGTAGATAGAAGCGGCGACGAGGGACTGCTGGTAGGCAGCAGTGACAGCCTGGGAGGCACCACTGCCGATGGCAGTCAAATCCTTAACAGCCCACAAGCACTCACCAATAGGTCTGAAATCGATGTTAATCTTGACCTCGTGGTACTGGAGAGCAACAAGAGGAAGAGCAAGACCGGGGTTTCGGCAAAACCAGAAGAGGAGGGGGATGTACAAGGTGGTCTCAGGAAGGGCCTTTCTGGGGGCACAAACCTGACTGGGGCCACCAACAGCGGCACAAGGACCATTGATCTCAGCGAAGAGAGGATCAGTGATGTATGTGAGCTGAGTGGTGTGGCCAATCATCTTGTAGTAACCGGCCTGCTGCTCGGCAGACAAGGTAAGTTGGTTCCAGATGTGCATCCAGTCACCATATTGGCGGTCAATTCTCTGACCACCGATCTCGACCTCGACCTGAGCGATGAGCTGCTCACCGGGGTAGTCCAACCAACGGGCATAGACAGAGCCGGCAGAGCCCTGGTTAATCTCGGGGAGAGTAACCTGAACATAGGTGCGGTAAGCAAGATCTCCGTTTCTGGAGATGGTGCAAGAAACACGGCGACCAAAATCAGCCTGACCGTTGAAGGTCTGCTCGATGGACTCCATGGCAAAGTTGGTGTGGCGTCTGTAAGACACCTTCCAGAAAGTGATCTCGGGGTTTCCTGTAAGGAAAACGTCTTGGGCGCCGTAGGCGACTAATTGCATTAAAGCTCCTCCCATTTTTTTATATAATCTAAAAACATAATTCTTCCTAAATATAAGCGTATAACACGCGGGTTTCTACATGTTTCGAAAACACTAGATTCGCGTATATGACCCGCACTACATCAATCTAGAATGCAATTTTCTCAAATGTGCATACCCAATGTAGATGGAGTTTCACCATGGTTTGCCCCCCGATTTTATATTTAGGGGATATTTTATACGGGATGCCGACCATTTGTAAAAAGGACACTTGTCGAAACAATGCGGTTTATGGATATTGTTTTGGGAAACCCTTGTTTTGTTTACATCATCGAGAACCGGATAGTAAAAATGTGAAAAAGATGTGTGTCTCTCTTGTCGATCCACAACCATCAAGTAAATCATGTTCCCAATGTTCTTGCAAAACCGTTTTACCGAGGTTTAAGGGATTCTGTAAACGATGTTATGTGAAGACGTTCCCGTCCGATCCGCTTTCTCTCCAAACCGTCTACAAATGCAAAGATAACGTCATCCAAAAATTCATTGATTCAAGATTCGATGGGTTTTTGCATGAGCAAGGATCAAGTCAAATCCAAATTGGTGATGATGTCCTTCAAATCGTATATGATAATGAAACGGAAGAGAGAAACGAAAACATAGTTATTAAGTTTAATCCCAATAAATATGCGACCTGTGGCGGTTCATATGAGAACCCCATGTTATATACTCGATTGCCCCATCTGGAAAAGGAGATTGCGAGACAGTTTGAGCGAATCATGAATGGGCTCGAAAGAGAAAACACCGAGATGTTTTTTACAAATATTTTTCAATGATATCATACACAACTATATTGCGAAATATCGGATTCGTTTTTACTAGTTTGGAAACCATATCGTGGTCATCCGTTGACTGGATTGTTGTATGAAATAATTCATTCGCTTTCTCGATATCGGTTTCATATAGGGCGAATGCATCAACAAACATGTAAAAGTGGTAGACATAATCTTTGAACTCCTGAAGATTTTCGAATGTATCATGTTTATCAATCATTCGAATAACAGGAAGTTGATTGATTTCTCCTATAAAATTCGTGTTTTTCGAGAGAGTTTCCCATTGATCATCCGTAACTTGTTCAAATCCATCTGTGTATTTATCCATTTTGTTGTCATCTAAAATACGATTCAAAAGAGAAAACATTGATTTGCGGTCAGAACCGCCTCGATGGGTTTGTGTTTTTCTTTTTGTTACTCGTCTTTTTTTTGCAACGCGGGTTAATTTGAGACGCATGCGTGTTTTTGGGAAACCTGTCATTCTATTTATATATATAATTAACTATATATAAAATATTTACGAGCGGAATATATACTTGAATACACTTGTCTTAAATCCATTGAAATTGCTTGATGACGCCACCGTATATGCACCAAAGTTCTCCACATATACCCACTCCCCAATCGCCAGTTCAGGAAGCATGATCTCGTCCGAAATCAAATCAATCGAATCGCATGTCGGTCCGAAGAGCCTGCTTTTGTGCACCTTGTCGTTTCTCTCGTTAAAAGGTAAAACGGTTGGACTATGGTGATCAAAGTATATGCACCCAAAGGATCCATAGATCCCGTCGTTCAAATAGTAAATAATCGTTTTCTCTCCAGTTTGCTCGTCCACTAGTTTCTTCTTACCAATCACATTCAATACCAGAGTGTGACTCGACTCGGCGAAATACCTGCCAGGTTCCGCAATGAACTGGATGTTTCCATGATCCGTCGTGAAAAACTCTTCGATGCCCAAATTGATTTGTCTGGCAATGTCTTCAAACTTCACATCTCGATCAATCCCCGGAAACCCGCCACCAATATCAATTGTCGTGATCTCGATTCCGATCTGTGTCGCAATATCAACTGCATGTTTGCATTCGCGAATCGCCTCGTAAAAGGTTTCCGCGGACGAACACCCGCTGCCCACGTGGAAACTGAACCCAATCACGTCGAGTTTCAATGTTTTCACGATCGTCAACAGTTCTTCGACCTGGCTCAGTTTACATCCAAACTTCTTGTTAAACTTGCATTTACTTTTGCTGTCGTCTACTGCTAACCTCAGAACCAGTTTCGCATATGGGTGGTACAGTTTGATTTTATAGAGCTCTTCTTCGCAATCAAATGTCATCAAATCCACGTCGTTCGCTCTTGCATACCGGATTTGCGAAGACATCTTGCAAGGGTTCGCAAAGATGATGCGGGATGGGTCTTTTGTGATTTCGATGACCATCTTCATTTCGTTTTCGCTGGCACAATCGAAATTGCATCCGAGAGACGCAAGTGCGTGCAAAATCACCGGATTGGGATTGCATTTTACGGCATAATACGGATGTACCGTGGGCAGATATTTGAACCAGGTTGTGTATGAATTCATGAGTGCACCCAGATCGATGATATAAAATGCATGTTCGCTTTGATTGTCTTCCAAGAAGTCGTTGATGATGTCGTAGGTGTCTCGGTCACTTCCGTAGAACTTGACATCGTATTTTTGTAAAAGAGAGTTGTCAAGGGTTTTTTTGACGTCGATTGATTCCATTCTAATCCGTATAATGGGTTTTCTCTTTATATACGAAATCTATAAAGAAGAGTTTTCAGCAATGAATTTCTCTAAATAGTCTTCCATAAACACCTCGCGTTTCTCATCGTGGGACTTTTGGAATATATATTTGTCGTCGCGTTTTTTCACTTTCCACCCATTCTCGACGCATTTGAAAATAAACAGCATCTTGTGAAATGTTTTTGCGTCTATATTGGATGTATCGATGTTGGATTTGATCATTTTAGTCGTGATTTTAAAATAGAAAATCATTTGATTTTTTTGTTCTAAACTAAAGGAAACCAAGGTATTCAGGAGACTTGTTTGTAAAATATTATCTGTTGGATATATAAATGAGTTACATAAATGATCATTTTAAAAATATCCGAAATTTTAATATTTACAAAGAAAAGACGTTGTGTAAAGAATTAGTATATTTTATTTCAGGCACCAAAAATATCACTGCTTACGATAGTAACCCAATAAGTGAAGAACCAAAGTCAACTGAATACTTATCGTCACATAACTCGAGTATGTTTGACTTCACCCAAAAATACGAAAAGAAAAAAGAAGATATCACTGAGTTTAAAATACTTCAAGTTTCAAAAACAGGCAATATGCGTGGCCCAAAATATAATCTCTTAAAAACAACACTAAAGACAAATGTAAATGTTAATAGTTTGCTTACAGAAATGCGTATCGAGTTTGTTGCGAAAACTGGTGCAAAAATGAAAAATCGTAGTACTGACACTTACATAATGCATGACAATCTGGAAGGTTTCGGTAAAGAATTTCCAGTGGATACAATAGTGAGGGAGAAAGATATTGTAGAGAAAGACCCGGATCATACAACAGAACCCTATTCCACATTATTGATAGTTCTGGCTGCTGGGGGGATATTTTACTTTTATCAAATCTTGTCGTTTTTACAATATAGAAAAATAAAAAGCATCGTTACCGAGAATGATCATGCATATTACAATACACTATTATCACTGCTTCACGAAACAAATACTATATTAGATAAAGTATTCAGTAATGATAATATATTTACCAAGAGCCTTGTAGATGAATATAATAATTTAATTGATAAAGATGTTTATAAATTATTTAAGGCTCCTTTGTTAAAAATAAATGATCTAAATTTATGTTCAAATGATGATAGTATAAATAATTTGTTATTTGTAAAACTCGGAACCAAACATTTCGATAATGATGAGATAAATAGTTTTATCACATATTATAAAAAGATTAATACGAACTGTTTATTTACGTTTGAAAAACTTAAAAAATACAATGTTATACAAAATTCTATAAAGGATATTAAATTATCAGATACGAAAAATTACATCATCATGACATATATAGAATCAACATTTGATAATATAGACAGTTTGTGTATTTTTTTGTTTGGCATTGATCTACCATATAGCAAACTAAATACATATATAATAACGAATGATTCAAGCTTGATCGTTACAACAAAAGATGAGTTTAAATCCAATGTGATCGATAAAGTAATGGGACAAATAAATAAAGACGAAAATTATAACATTAGTGAAAATGATATGAAAATGTATAAAACTGTCGCTGGTAAAGAGTTGGATAATTTAATTAAAACAAAGTTGTTGATATTTAAAATCAAGCATGGGATTGGACTTAAAGATATGAATAAAGAACAAATGCAAACATTCATTAATGACAACAGTTATTGGACAAAAATTCAAAAAATTTGGAAAGATCACGGATTGTATATCGGAGTTGGCCTTGCATCACTCGCTGCAATAATTGGATTCGCTTGGTGGAATCGAAAAACATCAAGCAGTGAATCGAGTAGTGAATCGAGTAGCGAATCGAGTAGCGAATCGAGTAGTAAATCAAGTAGTAAATCAAGTAGTAAATCAAGTAGTAAATCGAGTAACAAATCTGAAGATGACAATGTAAACAAAAAAAAAGACAAAAACTCATCCAAAGACAAAAACTCATCCAAAGACAAAAACTCATCCAAAGACAAAAACTCATCCAAAGACAAAAAGTCGTCCAAAGACAAAAACTCATCCAAAGACAAAAAGTCGTCCAAAAGTAAAAAATCCAAAAGTAGAAAGTTATCCAAAGACAGAAAATCATCAAAATTGAAACATCTCTCTACATCCAAGAAGAATAAAAAATCATCAAAGCGTTAATGACTGCGTGATTGTGGATAATATAAAAATCTACGTTTTATATTATTTAGGAATGACAGATCCACTTTTGACCGAAGACACCTCGCGTTACGTTATGTTCCCAATTCAGGACGAAGATATCTGGAAAATGTACAAGAAGCAGGTAGACTGCTTTTGGCGTGCCGAAGAGATCGATTTGTCCAAAGATTTGAGCGATTGGGCAAAACTCAACGACGAGGAACGATATTTTATCTCGATGGTTCTCGCGTTTTTTGCAGCCAGTGACGGAATTGTCATGGAAAACTTGGCTACCCGATTTATGGCCGATGTCCAACTCTCAGAGGCACGTGCATTTTACGGTTTCCAAATCGCCATTGAGAACATTCACTCGGAGATGTACAGTCTCTTGATCGAAACCTACATCAAAGACAAAAACGAAAAACATCGATTGTTCAATGCAATCAAAACCTGTCCTTCCATTACCAAAAAAGCAGACTGGGCTCGAAAGTGGATCGGATATACTAACGAAGACAAATCGTTCGCCACGCGATTAATCGCATTTGCGTGTGTCGAAGGCATCTTTTTCAGTAGTAGTTTTGCCTCCATTTATTGGATAAAAAAACGCGGACTCATGCCAGGACTAACCCTTTCGAACGAATTCATCAGCCGCGATGAAGCGTTGCATACCGAGTTTGCAATCCTTCTCTATTCGAAACTGCATGTAAAACTTGCAAAGTCGCAGATCGCCGAGATCATCAAAGAGGCAGTCGAGATCGAAAAGGAGTTCATCACCGAATCGTTGCCGTGCCGCTTGATTGGAATGAACTCGAAACTGATGAGTCAGTATGTGGAGTTTGTAGGTGACCGTCTCTGCGTTCAATTGGGGATCGACAAGCTGTATAACAGTTCAAATCCGCTTGATTTCATGGAGCTGATCAGTTTAGAAAGCAAGTCGAACTTCTTCGAACGAACGGTGAGCGAATATGCTCTTGCGAATAAAAGTGTTTCAAGTGATGTGTTTGATATGATTTGTGAGTTTTAAGTTAAAGAAGAAGAAAAAAAAGATTACACAAAAAATGATATTTATAACTGCATACGTGTGTTGTTATATGTATTATTATTATTATTACTGAATGGGCTTATCTACATATTGAGACAAATATTGCAATAGCTCGTCAAAACAGGCTTCGTAGTTATTCCACAAAGATCCACCGTATCGAATCGTGACGGTTGGTGTATGAATGGAGACATCATATGTTGCAGGTTCATCTGTCGCATACACTTCAATGATATATTTGAACACTTTGATTCGATGAATCTCTACACCAGTGACGGGATGAAGACGGTTTGACCAGTCTTCAAAACCATCGTGGTATGTGGTTTCCCACATAAACGTCTTGATCTTGTCTTTTATTGACTCCAACGATTGGAAACCGGAAACCGTTGCATCTTCAATGAGTCTCTGGGGGTACATGAAGTTATTTGATTTATGATCTCGATTCTTGTAAAGAAAAAAACCTCACAATAATATGTTCATCATTTTGTATAATGGCTCCAACAAAAAAACGAAAAGATACCAAATCAAAAACACAAAAACGCCAAAACAAAAAAGATACTATGCTGTTTTTTGACGACGACTACAACCGAAACATAAAACCATTTAGAGACATGTTTCCAAAGATAAAATCCATATACGTTCCTCCAGACAAACCATACAAACAAGTCTTGAATGACAAACCTGATTTTTATTATCCAATCCTGTTTTCTAAAAAATACAAAGACAATCAATATGCCCAACTGATCGCCAAAGGAATGGACATAAACCATTCGGCCAATCTTTGCAATCAATGTTCACTTCGGACAAGCCAAGGAATCACTATCTCTCAAACGAAGGGAATTATAAAATGGGCAAACGAATCGTCCTCAAAAAAGGAACGATGCGTTTTATTTGATTTGGATAACACATTGTCTATATGTCCGTTGATCATGATACCCAGTTACCCCGCACAATGTCAAGAGGGAAAATTCAATGTTGAAGAAATTGCTCAATATATTTCAGGAACCGCCGAACGATATGATGCTTTATTGTTGATGTTTTTTCATTTACGCAAGAATGGAGTTGCCTGCAAGATATTTACTAACAACAGTTGGGCAGACAAAATGAACAAAACGGGCTTCGAGTTCTTATTGAAAATCATGCAGGCATTTGATCCAAGAATGAAGGAGGAAGATATCATTTACGGACATTATGATAAAGTTGCTACCTTCAAGAATTCAAAAGAATTCATGCGAATGTATAAACTGTCGTCGTGAAACTATGAATTAAAACGGACTGTGATCGGTTTAATAATCACTAAAGATATTTTCGAAAGAGTTTGATGAAATTACGTATCGACACATCTTTCTCTCGTTCATTGCCGATCTCAAGATTGAACTCGGTGATATCGAGGTTGATCAGGTTTGTCTTTTTCATGATTTTATCGAGAATCGGTTTAACCGCGTCAACGCGGACCCCGCGATTTGCAACCGTCCCTGTGCACGGCATTTCAGACGGATCGATCCCATCCACATCGAAAGACAAATGCACCGGGTCTTTACCGACAAACGCACGAATCATATTGAACGCAGCATCCGGATCTTTGTTTATATCGGCACTTTTGATGAATTTGATGTTTTTCTCTTTTAACACTTGCTTTTCACCCTCATCGAGATCTCGGATACCCAAATACAAAATGTTGTCAAAGGAGAGAGTTTGCTGCAAAAATGGGAACAATGTAACATCGCGATCAAGTCCGGTCAAAAACGCAAGCGGCATGCCGTGAAAGTTCCCACTCGGCGACGTCTTTCGCGTGTTTATGTCTCCATGTGCGTCGAACCAGATCACCTTGAGGTTGGGTCCGTGTTTTTGCAAAGACGCGGCAACGGTGGCGATGGCCATCGAGTGGTCTCCTCCAATATTGATGGTCGGATATTGCAAAGCTGTTTTCATGTTTGCTCGATAGAGTTTCATCAAGTTATTAGACAACATGGTTTTGACAGCGGATCCTTCGTTTTTCGTTTGCACGACTATTGAGTTTTCTCTCCTTTCTGAGTTTTCAAAGATATATCTGCTTGTTAAATCCACGCCGGGTCGTTTTTGTCCAACCAAGCTTGGGAAATAGATGCGAGCCATCATTGACATTATATATATATATGTATACAATTACAAATATATATATTTATTTATTCTCTTGAAAATTATGCATAATATACCGGGAAAGCATCGATGTCCATAACAGAACACCCTGCAACATTATCAACTAGATATTTTGAAAAGATGGGAGTTCTCAATTGATCTCTCGGGACAATGTTGTTCACCGTGCGTGCAATCATCTTGTATAACTTGAAATCCAGATATCTCTCTTGTCCACTCGATTTGTAGAGAACACTTTTTCCGAAATCATCGTTGCACCAACTGTCAACCAGTTTTTGTAGAGGGGTTTTCAAATCTTTGCTTCTACATACAAAATCGAAGATGGAGCAACCAAGGCGGCACAAATCGAAACTGGGATTCGGGTCGATTCTCGGTTTATTGGGATTCATAAACGGTTCGCAATTGTATTGTGTCGAGGCATCTCCCGAGGGTGCGAAACTATCACTGAAAAACGTTTTACTACCGAACTTGTAGATGGATCTTCCGAAATCGATCAGTTTGAAAATGCGGCCATTTGTGGGGACTTTGTAATAGTGACCATCGATCTTGTAGTATAAACACTCGATGTCTGTTTCTACAAACATGACGTTGTTTGTGTGTAGATCATTGTGTGTAAAGTTAAACATCTTTTGATATGTTGACAGCATCATGGTGATTTGCATGAGTGCATCGATGAAATGTTCATCGTTAAGTTGACGCTGCATAATCAGTTTATCAAAGGTTCCGGTGCATTTCTCTTGGAAAATCAGTTGAACTGGGAACTCATTCAGATAACTGAACATTTGTTCTTCATCTTCATACTCGGATCCTGATTCAGATCCAGATTCAGATCCAGATTCAGATTCGGATCCAGATCCAGATCCAGATTCGGTCTCCCAATCGGAACCTTTGCTATCGTCATAACTGCTTTCGCTTTCACTACCACTGTCGCTTTCACTACTACTATCACTGTAGCTACTTTCGCTCTTGTCTTTCTCTTTCGATTCGTACTCGACCTCCAATCCAGGCACTTCCTCTGTGTTCTCAACAAGAGAATCAGGAGACAGGTTTTCAAAATCGAGAACAATCGCATCGTCGGCGTCATCGATGGCCAGTTTGATTTTATTCGAACGAGATCCTTCACCTGAATACTTGTTTATAATCGACGACGCAGCAAGATCGACCGAAAAATATTTGTTCATATTGTTTACGAAATAGGGGCAGTTCATAACAAAATCCAAATCATCAGCGATATTGTACCGAAACCTTCTCTGAACACCCATGAACGACCCGTAATATTCAATTCCGTGAATCCACCCATGTGTCTCCTTCATCATCGAAGTCAGGTACGAAAAGAATCCGTCGACGTAAGATGCATTATTCACGTCCATTAGTTTAGACAAACAAGTCTCGTTGAACTTGGGAAGGGTTCGAGTAACCTCAGTTTCTAGGTTATACTTGCCCCGCAAAAAATGCAAGGGATCGAGAACCGGCGAGTATTTCACAAAGATCGGTTTTTCAATCAGCAAATCTGAAGAAGCGGCAGTGTCATACACGGTTTTCGAATCATGCACTTGATATCGATGGTTTAATGCGATCTTGTTATAGTTTTTATCATCCATTTCGAAAAATCGGGTGAACGTGGGGATGTAAGACTGCAAATCGCGAATCTCGAAAGGGTTGTAGTCATTGTCTTGCGAAGATTCATGTTTCGCCGATTCTAAATCAAACTTTTTCACTTTCTTGTAGTTAATGCTAAACATTATATTTTATTAGATATCTATTTTAGTAAAATATTGAACTAATCGGTTTAAGTATGTATTTATAATATTCTACTTATTTATAAAAAATGACACTGGAGTTGAAAAAATTCGATATGAGATCTATTACCTTTGATCCGAAAGAGAACAAGGGTCCTGTAATTGTCTTGATCGGCCGTCGTGACACGGGTAAAACATTTTTGGTTAAAGACTTGCTATATCATCATCAAGACATTCCCATCGGCACCGTGATGTCAGGCACAGAGGCAGGTAACGGCTTTTACGGCAAACTCGTTCCTAAACTCTTTATCCACGAAGAATACAACAGCATCCTTATCGAAAATGTTCTCCGAAGACAAAAGGCAGTAATGAAGCAGTGCCAAACCGAAATGGAAACCTACAAAAAATGTTCGATCGATCCGAGGACGTTTGTGATTCTCGATGATTGTCTTTACGACAGCAGCTGGACCAAAGACAAGTTGATGCGTGCACTGTTTATGAACGGAAGGCACTGGAAGATCATGTTAATCATCACTATGCAATACCCATTGGGTATTCCGCCAAATCTCCGCACCAATATAGACTACGTTTTTATTTTGCGAGAGAATTATTTGTCAAATCGTAAAAAAATATGGGAGAACTATGCGTCGATGTTTCCGACACTGGAATCATTTTGCTCCATTATGGACCAAACGACCGAGAATTACGAGTGCATGGTGATTTCGAACAACTCCAAGTCAAACAAGATCAATGATCAGGTGTTTTGGTATAAAGCGGAGAACAGACCTGACTTCAAACTTGGTGCGAAAGAGTTTTGGGAATTGTCGAAGAATCTAACCGACGATGATGGGGATGAATATGACCCGAATGCGAAGAAGAAAGCGAAAGGACAGAACATCATGGTGAAAAAGACCACTGGGAAATGGTAAGCAAAATCTTGCTTCTATAAGCAAGATTTCTTAAACAAGATGAATCCATAAAATCTTGCTTATCCAACTTGATAAGCAAGATTTCTTAAACAATATAAATCCATAAAATCTTGCTTATCCAACTTGATAAGCAAGATTTCTTAAACAATATAAATCCATAAAATCTTGCTTATCCAACTTGATAAGCAAGATTTCTTAAACAAGATGAATCCATAAAATCTTGCTTATCCAACTTGAGAAGCGATCAAAAACGTGATAATGGTAATTATCGCTTAATAATTCATTAAGCAAAATCTTGCTTAATAATCGATTGAGCAAAATCTTGCTTAATAATTCATTAAGCAAAACCAACTTAAACACAAAATCGTATATATTCTATAAAAATGGAACCCTTAAATATAATAGAACTTATCGAAACAAACCCAATTAGCAAACTTTCATCAAGTAGTAATGATAGACTATTGACAAAAATAACAGACAAATTCACTAATTTTGAGCAGCAAATGTTTATAAGCAGTTTTTATTGTTACCTGAATTACGATAAAACTCTTGATTTTGTCGTTGATTTGGATAACATATGGGATTGGTTGGGTTTTTCTTCGAAACAAAACTCAACCAGGATTCTTGAAAAACATTTTATAAAAAATGAAGATTACAAAGAAATCTCGCTTCTCCAAATTGAGAAGCAAGATAAAAAAAGTCACGGTGGACATAATACAATACAGTTCATGTTAACAATAAAGTGCTTCAAATCACTTTGTCTCAAGGCACAAACTAAAAAAGCGTGCGATATTCACGAATACTATTTGAAACTTGAAGATATAATACACGAAATATTCGAAGAAGAAACAAAAGAGTTGAAAGAAAAATTATTACAAAAAGACAATATAATAATTGAAGTTAAACAAGCAAGTCAACAACTGATCGAAAATCGAAAAAGAGAAAACAAGAAAGAGATTGAAAAAGCAATCGTTGCCCAGTTTCCAGTGAACACAGAGTGTATTTATTTTGGTACAATTGATAACACGAATGAGAACAATGAAACATTGATTAAATTTGGTCACTCAAATGATTTATCGTCGCGTGTATCATACCACCATACAAATTCGTATAAAAACTTCATTTTAGTACATGCATTCAAAGTTCAGAATAGAACTGAAATAGAGAATCTCATCAAAAACTGTCCAAAAATTAAAAAACAGTTGCGTAAAATCAATGTTGGTGGAAAAAATAAAACGGAGATTATTGCTTACGACGCAAAGTTTACCATTGATAGGTTGGCAAATCACATCAAAGATATTATTTCTGCAAGAACATGCAATCTCGAAAATTTTAATAAAGTGTTTCTTGAAAACGAACATAATAAAAATAAAAACACAGAATTGTTGGAACAAATCGAAACCAAAAACAATAAAATTAACTCATTGACAATCGAAATCACTGAGCTGAAAGAAATCATTAAGAAACAAACCGAAGACATAAAGGTAGTTGTAGAAAATGAACAGTCTGTGTTTGAGATGCAAGAAGAAGAAGATAGTTTAACAAAGAAATTCCACGAGTTTATACATAAAATGTGTAACGTCAGACATGACATAGAAGAGTCTTCATCAAATTTAGAGGGACAGTTTCGTATTTGGAACAAAGAAAAACCAAAAAAAGAAGTGTTTCATGCACTTAAGAGCTACTTAGACACGAGGTTCAAACCAATACGTCTTGCGATTCAAGAAAAAAACCAGATTGTATATGGTTACGCCGGAATAAAGTTAAAAGAAATTATATATAAAAAAATATATCCGTCGCCGATGCCAGTTGAAACATTTATTTTCCAAGTATGCAAGTTTACACCAAGTGGAAAAATATTGAATTCTACACTATTAAATGAATACAAAAGGTGGAAACAAAGTGTGAACATTGCTGAAACCGAAGATGACATGAAAGACATGAAAGACATAAAAGAATATTTGAATAAATCTGAATATGCAATTAAGGCGACCGTATGGGCAACCGAAGGGTCAAATGAAGGCTACTATGGTCTAATACTAAAATCAAACGAATATATTCACAAAAAAACATCATCGACTGGGAAAAAAGTGGAAAAAAGAGAAGCAAACACGAACATTCTAATTTGCAAATGGGAAACGATCGCGAAAGCTGCCGAATCTGAAAACATGTCTCCTACAAAAATGAGTTCTAATATTAAAAAAAAAACAATCATTGATGACTTTTTTTACTGTACTGTATAATTAATACTTTTAATAATAATTATTAAAAGCATTATTATTATTTATTTCTTCGCCTTTGATCGATTGCGTAGTGATCTTTTCTTTGAAACACGTTTTCGTTTGTTCGATTTCTTTGAAGAAGAAGAAGATGATGATGAATTCTTCGGTTTACGTTTTTTTTTCGTTTTTAACAAATGGTATGCACCAATACCTATTGCGGCTGCACCAACCCCCAATGCAGCAGTTGTTCCATAGTTTGACAAAAAACTATTTTTCTCTGGCGGAGGAGGAGTGGTATCAACAATAGAGATCTCGCTCTCATCTACATTTGTTTTTACCGAACCATCATCGTACTTTATATCGTATTTTTTTGTATTTTTATAGACTTTTGTGATACTACATTTTTTATTATCATGTTTGACTTCTTGATCAACTGTAAATTTATTAGAAGACCCGTTTACAGTAGAATTTGCCCCATTAGAATTTGCCACAGTAGAATTTGCCACAGTAGAATGTGCCCCAGTAGAATTTGCCACAGTAGAATGTGCCCCAGTAGAATTTGCCCCATTAGAATTTGCCACAGTAGAATCTGCCCCAGTAGAATTTGCCTTGTTTGTCTCTCCTGTTTGCAGAATATATCCTTTATCATTGAATTCGAGTGTGGAATTATTCGCGTATATCAGTAATATATTAGGATTGACTGTTTTATAATCGCTACCAAAGTTACCATTCAAAAACAGAGAACTATAATTATTAGGACATGTGGTATTGATACAATCTTTATCTATGATCTCAGTACAGTTCTTCAATAAAACTACAACATTTATATTCTTTGTATCATTGGCATATATGACGTAACCACACGTAACTGATACACCCGCACTTTTAAATATTAATTGTACCAATGTATTACTATCGATTGTGTATCCGTGTAAATGTAAATATAAACGATTATTGAATACATTAGCATACGTATATTCACCATAAACCTTAAAGTCGTTAAGTGGTGAATTATTCTGCAATTTATAATCAGTAAATATTTTAATTATTTTTCCAACTACTTCAGAATTATTATCAATAATATTAACAATAACTTTCAAATTATCTTGTGTAATATTCATTGTTTCTATAAACATATATCGATATATTCTCTCAATGAAACAACATAAAAAAACCATGCAATAGATTAACAAATGAGTACTTCAAGTGTTGGAAAATCCGGACAAACCCAAAACGAGTTATTGTTAACAAACTTACTGGCATTTTATCATAAAAGCGATCACATGGAAAGATTGATCAACATCATCAACGGTCAATCGAACATTTCTCTGCGAATCATTGATTGGTTCGTCACGAACTATGCTAAAAAGAACTTTACGATGTATTCGATTCCTACGAAAAACAAATGCAGCACCGTAATAAATGACCAAGACAATGTGGTGCGATTCAAGGTCTTTAATAATTACAAACTGGAATTAAAAGCATACAGCAAGGTGCGATTCGATCCGTTCTCTCGGAGAGAGCGTATCATGATTCCATATAAAGACAACACGTGTTTACAAACCACCATTGGGCAATTGAATTTTTTCAAATGGGCGATCGAAAACCAGGTGTTGGAGTATATTGAGAATCACTATGATGAGATCGAAGCGGACATGAACTCTAGAAACAGCATTTCGAAGAAGTCATATGACGATGAAGAGGTAGAGACAGACAGCAAAACGCGGAAAAGACGCGAAGAGTTGTCTATCTCGGCGTGCAAAACAATCAAGAAAGAATCGGTTAAAATTGTTGTGAAGTTTAATTAGTTAAAAAATGGAAATCATAAAACAAACAAAACATGTCTACAAATGACACTAAAAATAGTTTGACCGCACAATCTGGATATAAAGCAGAAGAGATATTCAGAACCGACGCGGCTATAAAAACCGCATTAGAAACGTATTTTGGAAAACCTATTATTTCGTTAAACAAAATCCATGGAAAGAAATATGACACCACCATTTGTTTTGAAGACAACACCACAGTAAACATTCAAAACAAGAAAATAGAGAGTCTTGGTGGACGCGGGGACTCCTTCGACAGACGACACATCAAAGACACCTTTACAAATCAGTTTATTCGGAAATACTTGACACTTTTAACACTGATTCGAAAAACGAAAACGGAAACGTGGATGACCGAAGATCAAAAACGCGACTTTATCAAACTGTGTAACCGCCATTTGCCTGACATACACGAATACTTGAAAAAAACAATCCTCGGCGAAGGGACAGAGGTCAATCATTACTGGTGCATCATGAAAACCGACAAGACATTTACAAACAAGGAGATCTATATGGTTTCCAGCGAAACACTGATTGGTTTTCTTAAAGACACGATTAAGATCGATATTAAGTTGAAAAAAAACGGCACTTGTCTCCATTTGTCGCCGTATATTGCACTGCAGCGAAAGGGTGGCAGCGAAACCGACCACTCGCCGAATCATATACAAGCAAAGTTGAAATGTACAAAAGAGATGATTGCACTGTGTGAAAAGATACTATGATACTATAATACTATAATAGCAAGCTTGGTAACAAGGTTTTGATGACATTCACCACGACAGAGTTGCCGAGATAAAACAGCATGGTCTCGTCTCTACAATTCCATCGATAATCATCGCGAAACCCGAACATTCGCAATCCTTCAACTACGTTCAAACGCCTCACTTTTTTATCAATATAATAGAGTCCTGTTTTTGCACCCGGTCCACCGGAAGAAGCACAGATTGTAGGGCCACATGAATCAATTGAATATACACGTTCGCCTTGTCTACCGCCTTTTTTGGTTGTTTTGTGCACGAGTTTAAATAACATTTTACAAGATTTGTTTGCTTTCTCTTTTTCTTTTTCTTTTTCTTTCTCTTTCGTCTTTATCTCTTCTAATAGATATTTGTCTTGGTACTGTAAAAACCGGGTTTCTGTCGAATCGATGATGCTCGAAACTGGCACCACATGGGTCGACGGATCCGGCGGGAACACATACTTGTTTGTTTTGCTACCAACAATAAACAAGCGTTGTCTAGACTGAGGCGAGTTATAATGTTTGGAGTCGATAACCTTGTAACTGACGATGTACCCGCGTTTCTCCAACTCGGCCACAATTTGCAGAAAAGTTTCTCCCCCATTGATGGTTAAGAGATTCTTCACATTCTCCAAAAGAATCGTGGTCGGCGTTTTGGCGTCGATGATTTTCAAGATGGCGAAGAAAAGACTCCCTTTCTCTTTATCTGCAAAGCCGGCTTGGTTCCCGGCAATCGAAAACGGTTGACAAGGGAAACCGGCACACAAGATATCGAAACTCGGCATAGTTTCGATATTGATTTGATTGATGTCGCCTTCCGGCTTTAACCCATAGTTATCTTCATATAACTTTCGCACATGTGGGTCGATGTCGCATGCAAACACACATTGGGCGTTTGCATTCAAAGAATTGAACGCGTGGTGGAATGCACCGAGTCCACAAAAGAGATCAGCATAGGTTATCGTTGACATGATTGTTTAATGATTTCTCCTTCTAGATTTTCGATTTTTATTACGACGCACACGCTTGGATTTCCTACGTCTCGAAGAACCACCAACTGTTGTTTTGGTAAATTCCATGACGCCTGGACGAATTGCACTGCCGGTGAACCCGTAACCAAGACCATTACCGCCAGTTGATTGATATTTTGCAGAATCTCCGCTGAGTGAAGTGTGCTTGTCTTGAGGTAAAACAGCATTTGAATACAAGGATGCCATGATTTTTATATTATATCACGATATAAAATAAATAAGGACGATGTCTGTTTTACCAAATATGAGTGAGATCCCCGACAATTCGAAAAACATGAATTATAAACTTTTCATTTTGGATCCCTTGTCGATCATAATCAAACTAGCGATACTGAGTAACAAACCCATCGGTACAAAGTTTCACGTGAGAGACAACATCATGTATATTCAAGAACCTGGATATTTTCAATCAATCAGTCGGATCTACTACAGTGCGAACAAAACAGAAGATACAGTATTGTACAACCCCATTCATTATGCTTGTGATCATTTTTTGACATCGCGATTTATCGATCGAACGCCATCAATACAAAAACTGTTCAGCTGTGCAATCAACGGTCTAGTAAAACTAAAAGATACATATAAAACATGCCCGGTCATTATACTTTGTCTAAATCTCTACATCAATATTATCGAGAACGCATTGGATGAATATCCATTCGACAAAATGTTCAAAAGGGATGGGATGACGTCATCCTATGATGAAAACATCTTGAAAGTGATGAATGGATTCTGGACAACAGATCGTATCAAGGTGGTGTTAGATTTGATCGAGTTTTTATGCAAAGATTATTCGGCGTCAAACAATGTACAAGCATTGGAGATATTTATTAACAATATTGATAAGGAAACCAAGGTTTCCTTTTGATCCTTCCTTTGTTGGTTAAGATCCTTTCCTTTAAGGGAACTCACCGTTCCCTTTTAATCCCATGCTTACTTCCTTTTAATGGTTAAAGGAAGGATTAAGGGTTAAGGGTTAAGGGTTAAGGGTTAAGGGTTAAGGGTTAAGGGTTAAGGGTTAAGGGTTAAGGGTTAAGGGTTAAGGATTAAGGGTTAAGGATTAAGGGTTAAGGGTTAAGGGTTAAGGGTTAAGGGTTAAGGGTTAAGGGTTAAGGATTAAGGATTAAGGAAGGATTATAAGGAAACCATGGGTTTCCTTAACCCTTTATAAAACTATAAATGTCATTTAGCCATTGATTTCCAATGCAATCTGGTTCATATTCGGTGTCTTGGTTCGAGTCGATCTTCAACACGGGATATTCGTACCCCTCGTGATTGATTCGATGGGAAGTCACGTGGCTCGATACAGTTTCTGTATCAGTGTGGCTGGTATCGATCAACCACTTCGTGTGGTAGTCCCTACATTTTTGTAGATACTCAATCGGAATATTGTTCTCCCCGTTCCGGTTCCGCTTGTTGATCCGCTGGCTGCACACTTCAGGGGTCGAATCCATGTAGATGACACCGTCTACGCGATAGTCTCCTACATATTCCAAGTACCATTTGTCGTAAATGTCGAACTCGATTTTGTCAACGATCTTGTCATTGTACAACATGTTCATGAAGATGTTTTTATCGGCACATAATGAACGCTCGATAATAATGATTTTTGCGGTTGGATTTGCCTTGATTGCATTTTTCAACAAAGACAGGCGTGTGATACAAGCCATCACTTGAAATGTAAACGCATATCTGTGTTGATTCGCATAGAACTTCTCTAATATGGTCTCTCCATTCTCGTCGTGGAACCTCCCCCAAATGTCGAGCGGTTCCTTTAAGAACAAGATTTCTCCTACTTCTGTGGGATGATTTTTGTTCAAAAACCTTTCTAAGTTTTCGAGGATGGTCGACTTGCCGGCTCCGATGTTGCCTTCGATTGAAATCAGAATGGGGAGTGTCATTATTTTATTTGGAATATATCACTTTTATTTTTTATATTCAAATAAACCTAACTGCTTTTTTTTATGATAAAAATCTTTGGACATTAAATATATAAAATGAATCCTAACGAATACTTTCGATATTTGAATTTAGTCGTATCCGTTGCTATCATTCTGTTTTTGTCGTATATGATAATGAATCATTTGTTCAAAAAGTTTTTTAGACGAAGCATTCGTGTCGAAGGGTTCGACTCTGCGGGCGAAACCGAGTTACCATCAGGTGAAACCGAGTTACCATCAGGTGAAACCGAGTTACCATCAGGTGAAACCGAGTTACCATCAAGCGAAACCGAGTTACCATCAAGCGAAACCAAGTTACCATCAAGCGAAACCAAGTTACCATCAAGCGAAACCAAGTTACCATCAAGCGAAACCAAATTGTCAGACAACCGGGTAACCGAAGATACAACCGAATCGGACACAGACAAATCCACATTGATGGTAGAACTCTTTGAAAACGTCAACAAACAAATGGACATGATACGAACACTAAAACTCGGCGACAAAATAATACCCATAAATATCGATAAAACACCCTCTGAAAATGTCCTTGTTTTAGCAAACTTGAAGTTGTTAATCAACAATGGAGTTTACAAGAATGAACTCGATTTGAAAGAAGTTTACGATAAGTATATCGGAAACAAAGCCATCCAGTTATTGACTTCCGATATCAATTCAGTGAATTTAGATAAGCCGTCCGGCAACATTTCAACACTCGAGACAAAGTTTTTGACAAGATGCAAGTCAGTGGTGGACGCACATCAAAAAATTCTCAACAAGATCTTTGATAATAAAAGTAAAGAATAATAATATATACGAGACAAATATGAACATGCAAATAATTGTTTTGTTATTTGTAATTATTTTGATATCTCTCTTGTTTTCTTCTTCGAAGGAGGGGTTGACAAAATGGGAAAAAAAGTTTCGAAAAAATGCAAAAAAAGACTTCAACAAGGTGAAGAAAGTGGTGAGAAACTCCAAAATATACAAAGCCACCGGTGTCGACAGGTTTTTGAAACCAGACAAAAAGAAAAAGTCAAAACCGAAACCGCAACCGAAGGTAAACATGGTTTTGAAACCTGCTGCATCCGCTGACTACTCAGACAACATCATGCCTCCCTACACCGGTGATAATTTCAAGTCCATTCAAACCGATTTAAACGAATACAACAACGCACTGTCTGGGAAATCGTCCAAGATGTTTGTTTCGCCAGCACCCGTTGGCAAACGGTATTTCTACAATACTGGAGTAAAATGTACATCAACCACCGATGGAACACTGGTTGACCGATATTCGGTGATCGATGCAAGAGAAGGTGTCAAAAATGACGACGGAACAGTTGACAACAGTATGTTTGCATCCGCAATCGCCGATTTGAATCGAAGTACGATATTCCAAGAGAAACCCGATTATTCCCAAACATTGAAAGACAAATGCAAGAAGGTTACGATCAACCCGATTGATGTGTACGGCAAAGAATTGGGAGAACAAACACAGTATGTCTCTGTGTTTGATGTTAATAATTTCAACAATATACAGCTTGGTAACGAAGCGTTTACAACAACGATGAATCTAGAAAACATGGACGCCGGGCAAAAGGCGTTTATTTATTCTCTTTCCGTGCTTGGTCTCTATTTTGTTTTCAAGGCTTTGCAAAAATAGATTTCATTTCAAACATGGATTTTTGAAATGAGAAAAAAAAAAGGTTTTGAATAAGAACTTATAGCTTGAATCTCACATAAACCTGGTGGGCAACCAACGCACCCATGCACTGAGCGATGATGTATGGGAACAACTCGGTCGACGGCAAAGCACCAGATGCAGACATTGCTAAACTTACTGCGGGATTCACGTGTCCTCCCGATGTGTTTTGTCCTAACAACATTACAAGGGCCAATGCAGCACCGATTGCTAAAGGATTTCCGGTGGCGAGAATCACATAAACAAAAAACACAGTTCCTAAAAATTCAACAATATAGTTATACATATATACCATATTCCAACATATTAAAAGGAACCTACGGTTCCTCTTTGACTCCTCCCTTAAAAGGAGGGATCAAAAAGAGGGATCTAAAGGAGGGATCAAAAAGAGGGATCTAAAGGAGGGATCTAAAGGAGGGATCAAAAAGAGGGATCTAAAGGGAACTACGTTCCCTTTAACGGACACGCATCAAACTCGAATACGCAGAGTTTGTGTATCCACCTTGCGATGCATCGTTGTAGTTTCGGTTATTCGCTTGCTGTTTTCTAAACTTGGTGAATTCAGAACTGTCAGCAACAAACTTCACATTGCACGAAGATGCAGGGACACCGGTTGTATCTGCGTTTGACCAGATACTTCCAATCTTTCTCGCATATCCTGGTCTGGATGCATTTGTAGGGTTGGGTCCACCTGAGGAATAGTTCTTTCTGGCTAAGAAATCGCCACTGTTGTTTACCGCACGAAATGGTGTAATCACGCGTTTTTGTCCATTTACAGTGCCTGTCGCATACGCCGTGTTCCAACCCATTCGCAAAACCCTTCGCATCGCTGTTGTTTCCGATGTTTTGTAGTTTGTGATGGTTTGTTTACTAGAAAATCCCTGATAGGGTCCACCAAGATTTGAAGTACTTACAGTGTTTGTCATTTATTATATATATATTAAGTAAAATTTTTGTCTAAATTAAAAAGGAGTAAGCATATCTAAATATCATGATGGGTTTACTTAAAGGAAGGAGTAAGCATAGCGAGTATAAGGAAGGAGTAAGCGTAGCGAGTATAAGGCGTAAGACCGAAGGTCTGAATACCATGGGTTTCCTTAAAGGAGGGATCAAACGGAAGGATTAAAAGGAGGGATCAAAAGGAAGGATTAAAAGGAGGGATCAAAATGAAGGATTAAAAGGAGGGATCAAAAGGAAGGATTAAAAGGAGGGATCAAAAGGGAACGTAGTTCCCTTTACTTAAAACATTTTATAAATCTCCGCAAATACTTCTCTCAACTCTCGACAAGCGGTCTTCAAGTCATGTTGAATATTGCTTTCGGTCACTGGTCCAGAATATGCTAATCGAAGACGACTGCTCGAATCGTGTGGATGGAGTTTCTTGAATGCACAAAAGCTGAGCTTGTTCTCTTTCACATAATAGTTCTCGTACAAATAGTACTCCAATGCCTTTCCTAAAGTATAGTCTTCATTTTCGAGGATGACATCGAAACTGTGGTTCATCGTGACCGCACTCGGTTCGATCGGCACGGTTTGCTCTTCGAGTTTGCTCAAAAACGTCTCAAACTTGGTTTGCACCACCATGCATCCTTTTTTAACAAGATCTGGGTTCGTAAACACACCAACGGTTTCAACAACAAAATCAAAGCTGTCTTTCATATAATGCCGCTGTGCATCTAGCAAGTAAAAATCCGTTTTCTTATACTTGATCTCATCTTCAGTTGCACCACCTGCCTTCATCTTGTTCTCGATGTGTTCCCAAGCCTCTTTTGCCTTTTCGATATCTGGGGTATATCCATACGCACACTTGGAGACAACATTGAAGGCACTGTTCACACCTGCGTTTAACATCGAAAACTCACAAGTCAGTTTCAGTTCTTCGCCTGGAACATCACCAATGGCGGGACGCAAACGTGCAAAATCGATATAGTCTCTCGTTTTTATATCGGGTGGAAAGAATCGCTTGTTCTCAACCTCCTCTCCAGTTTCCTTGTCTTTGATTTTAAAATGCTCGGTGGTTATCATCATCATATGATCCGATTGGTTTTTCTCGTTGATCTCCAAAATATATTTTTCAGGGAGCTCGGTAGCGTGTACGGGAATGCAACTTATTCGGTGCTTGAGAATCTCATTGTGCAGTCGCCCAGTATTCGTCGTGATATTGCATTTGTTCTCTGCCAAAACAACTGTATCAATGTCGTTGATGATCGCTCTGCGTAATGCGTTGGCTAAACTAAAATTGATCCCATTCAATGTGAATTTGAAAACATTTGATTCTTCCTCGACTTTGGTGATTTGGGGTTTCATTTTTTTTTTTATATAATATTGCTATTTTAATTTATGATAAAGGAAAGGGAACCCATGGTATTCAGCTACAGGTACGTCGCTTACTCGCTACGCTTACTCCCATACTCTTTTTCAGGGAAAGGGTTTAGTAAAGGGAAAACATCGTCGCCATACTCTTTCCTTAGCATGGGATTAAAAGGCGTAAGCGAAGCGGAATACGGCAGTTCCCTTTAGGGTAACCCAATCATGGTTTGGCATATTCGGTGTCACACGTTTCCATTCTCCATCTGGATAATCACTCTTGTTAAACACGCGACCACAACTCGATCCCATTCTACCAATAAACCTCATTTCTCTCGCAAGTGTCGAATCCACAACCTTTCCATCAACTGCTCCAGAGAGGTTGAAATCCTTACCTTTCTCAATCTCTTTGTGTTTACAGATGGATCGGATGCCCTTTCGAAACCCATTTTCACTTGAATCGTAGTGATCGGACAAGATTTTTTTGGCATAGGGTAGATCAATGGGTTTTGACAACAAGAGGTGATTGAGTCGAATGTTTCTTGAACCAGGGCTTGTTTTAAGGTCGTTTAACTCGCTATGGGTTGTTTCCATCGATATCATCTCGGGTGTAAATGGACAGTTCATTCCATAAAACACACCATCAAATGTTCTCTCGATTCCATGTGTCTTTTTCGCCAACTCGAGTCTCAAAATCTCGCCACTGTTTATGTCTCCAAACAACCACGAGCATGCATAATCACCTGCGTTTTTATCCATCATTATCGAGACATAATCATCGAGTGTTTTGCCGAACTCCATTGCCTTGCGGATTCTGAAAAAATAGGGAACCCCCGATTTGAAATCCGGTTTATAATTGATGTCAGCGATCGTGGTTTCACATCCAATGATACCGGATTTAGAGATAAACCAATCAGTGGAACTACATACGAGTCCTGCGATGGTTTGCATCACAAAGGGGATGCCATTCTCTGGATACATGTACATAACAATGTTCGAAATGAATCCGACAGAGAAGTCGCAATGCGTGTTGTGGGCCATTATGATTTTGCCATCATGGGTTTTGCTTCCTGTCGCAATAAATGCACTACATCGTTGGACATCCGTCCTTGATTCATAGATCTCGTTCATAGACAAAAACATGTTCCAAGCGATCAAGAAATCGGTTGAGACACCGGAGCCCTCTGCGATCCCTTGCAGTTCGTCGAATATAGTTTGCCACTCTTTCTGCCCTTTATACTTCTCTACAATGTTGTTGCACCGAGAGACATATTCTCTTATGCCGGTTTTGTAATATTTTTTAACTAAATATGCCAATACTGGTTTTACATTCTCGATCTGTTTTCGCAATATGCGTCCGTGTTGAAGTCCCATTTCATAATGGGTTCCTTTTACTGAGACGACGGTCCAACCATGATTGTTGTTGTTGTTTTGTTTTCGCCTCGTTTTGGAAGATGTTGAGGTCTGTTTGTTGTGTGTCGACATTATATACTATATATAAGGAAACCAAGGTATTCAGACCTTCGGTCTTACGCCTTATGATCCTTCCTTTCAAGGTTAAATCCACAGGCGGGTGGTAACCGAAATAAACACTCGTGTTAAAAATCATCATTTCTATTGTCTGATTGACGTCAAGATTTAACTTGACGTCATCGTGTGTTTTATAAAAGGAACCTCTTTTATGCTTCGCTTAAAAGGAAGGCGTAAGCGTAGCGAGTATAAGGCGTAAGCGTAGCTGAATACCATGGGTTTTCTTAAAAGGAAGGATCAAAAGGAAACATTGGTTTCCTTTACTTGGTTTCCTTTGTTTACATAAAAAAGATATACCCGATTGAAACGAACATCACAATAAAGGGCAGCAATACCAAGAACCAAGACAAAGATTCAAATCCATTCTTGCAAATCAGATCCAAAACCCATGTCCAGAACAAGATGTACAAGAACTTGACTGCAAATATAATAGACTTGCTTGTAACATTGCAAGAATAATCGCCTAAACAATATAAATTTGTGTTGCCAAAGTTTTGAATTAACATGATAACAATTGCAAACATTGAGATTACAAAATAAAAATATGCAGGTGTACACCAATTACGGAAATTTAAAGACATCTATATTTTATAGTTATACTAAAAATCTGGATCCATAGTTTGTTCCATTTTGATGATTGTTCAATGTTGAATCTATTACATTCTTTGCCCCAGACAACGTTCCGAGATCACCGAAAAAACCCCACCCCCCTCCCCT